GTGCAATTGAGGAGTTCGCCTCCAACTGTTCGTTTATCTTCACCTGTAATTTTAAGAATAGAATTATTGATCCTATTCACTCTAGGTGTACAGTTATTGATTTTAAAGTAAACGGCAATAAAGCTAAACTAGCTACACAATTCTTTAAGCGTGTCGAATGGATTCTTGAAGAAGAAAATGTTCAGTATGAAAAAGAAGTTGTTGCTGCCGTCATCACGAAACATTTTCCCGACAATCGGCGAATTCTAAACGAACTGCAACGATACTCTGTTTCCGGTCGTATCGATAAAGGTATTCTAAGCTCAGTTAGTGATGTTCTAATTAATGAACTGATCAAATCACTAAAAGAAAAAGATTTTTCTTCTGCTCGTAAGTGGGCGACCAATAATCTAGATAATGATCCTTCTCGGATTTTTCGCAAACTCTATGATAGCTTAAACGAATCTCTTAAACCCAATTCTATACCACAGTTGGTTTTGATTTTAGCTAAGTATCAATATCAAGCTGCGTTTGTCGCTGACCATGAAATTAATATGGTTGCTTGTCTCACAGAAATAATGGTAGATTGTGAGTTCAAATAATGCCAGATATTTTTAAAGAAATAATCCCATCTATTCTGGAAACCAAAAAATCTGTTATAAATGACGATATTGATGCAAAGTCTTATGCGCCTTATATAGTCAACCGGGCCTTGTCCTATCACTTGGATTGCGTTGCTTTCGTAAATGAAATGAACATGTATCCAGAAATCGATAAAGACATGCAATATCAGTATTATCTAAATAGTATTAGATCAATGAAACGGAAATTTAAACCGTGGCAGAAATCTAATAAAGTTGAGAATATTGAGTGTGTGAAAGCCTTTTTTGGTTATTCGGACAACAGAGCCAAGGAAGCCCTCCTTATTCTCACCGAAGAACAAATCGCTGAGATAAAAATAATAACAGATAAGGGCGGAATGAAATGATTAATGTAGAAGATTTAGTTGAAGTGACACTAAATGAACAGGATGATTTTCTAAAAGTACGAGAAACCTTAACACGGATTGGTGTTGCTTCCAAGAAAGAAAAAATTTTATACCAATCTTGCCACATCCTCCACAAAAGAGGGCAATATTACGTGGTGCATTTTAAGGAATTGTTTGCATTAGACGGAAAACCAACAGATATTACTGAAAGTGATCTTTCTCGCAGAAATGCAATTGTAAATTTATTGGAAGATTGGGGACTGGTAAAAATTGTCAAAAAAGAAAAGACACAAACACCAGAACCAATTTTTCTCTCACAGATTAAAATCATTTCACATAAAGAGAAAAAAGATTGGCAATTAGTACCAAAATATAGTATTGGTAAAAAAGCACAAAAAGATTGACAAATTAATATAAATACTTATATAATCCTAGTCCCATCGGGATGGGAGCAGCAGTCCGAGGTCAGGCTGCATATAAATTCCTCGGGCCAACGCCTTTTGGGTTGGCATTATTAACTCGCTTATTTAAGGAGATTTAAATGACCTCTATTCATAATCTTTTCGATTTTCACAAGTTTGATCCTTTTGCTGTCGGATTCAATGATGTTTTCAAGGACCTACAAGAAATGTCCAAGAATCTAAAGGCAGTTAGTTATCCTCCATACAATATCAAACAAGTCAAAGAAAACAAGTATGTTATCGAAATGGCTGTTGCTGGTTTTAGCAAGTCTGATATTGAAATTACTTTGGAAGGTAATAAACTTATCGTTAAGGGTAATACTCAAGAAAATGAAACCGACGACAATTTCATTTTCAAAGGTATTGCAAATCGTAATTTTTCCCGTGAATTCAAAATCAATGACAAGATTGAAATTGAAAATGCAGAATTGGCTAACGGTATGTTGAAGATTTGGTTGCAGAATATGATTAAGGCACAAGACCTAGTGAAAAAGATTCCTTTGGTTTCCAAAGAAGAAAAATAAATCGGTTATCTTTTAGGTAAATAACCGAAAGGGGCTCTTGACAGAGCCCTTTATTTTTTGTATAATACTATGATGAAAAAACAAAACATTACATTCCGTAAAGTTCGTCCTCGTAATGGTACAGACATTTACTACACCTCACCTTCTTGGGAAACCAAAGAGGTTGATGGTATAGTTTTTGTCTATGTGATTAAAAATCCTGCCGTGAGAGAAACACCTAAACTCATGCGCAAGGATTCTTTGGAGAATATTAAATGATTTTGAATAAACTGAATGAACAGCTGGCCAATCGCAAAATTTTTGATCCATCAAATAGTGAACATTTAAAATTAGTTCGCATTTTTATGCAAGAGAACGCATGGAAAAATACAAGTGCTATGGGCACATGTCCATTTCTACTGGAATGGCCATATTTGTCTGTTCCTGATATGATTAAAGATAAAATTGTTCGCAATCTTCTCGATTAATTTACAAACTATCGTTGTGATTAAAAAATACAATTAGACTTTCTTCATTAATAGTGTTATACTATTATAAGTAATCATTGGAGTTACTTAACTTTTGAAAGGAAAATCATGTCACTCACGATTAAAAACCTAGAAAGTGCATTGGCTGGAGAGTCAATGGCACATATCAAATATCGTTATTTTGCAAAGATTGCTCGTGAAGAAGGATTCGAAGATGTTGCAAAACATTTTGAACATACAGCAGATCAAGAAATTAAACACGCTTGGGGTCATCTGGAGTTGTTGATTGGTAAACCTTCTACGAAAGAATGTCTTGAAAAAGCAATTGAAGGTGAAACATACGAATTTACGGAGATGTATCCTAAGTTTCATGCTGAAGCGGTTGCTGAGGGTGATCTAAAAAGTGCCGAAGAAGCAAAAGAACAATTATTCGAATCGCGCCGTCACGCCAAAGAATTCATTGAAATTTTAGAATTGGCGGAAAAGCGTTTTGCAGCACTCAAGAAAGTGGAAGAAAGACACGCCAATGCTTACAAAAATGTACTAGGAGGTCTATAATGTCTGAACAAAAAGAAAGAATCTATGTTTGTATTGTTTGTGGCCACACATTGTCTGAATCTGATTGGTTGAGTTTGCCTGACGAAGTTAATTGTCCAGAATGCGGCGTTTCAAAACAGGATTATGTTTTGATGGAGTGATATGAAACAAAAATTTCGTGATGCGTATATGAAAACGGCCGAGGTGTTTGCTGAACTATCCTCGGCTCGCAGACTTCATGTTGGTGCGATTATTGTTAAAGATGATCGCATCATTTCTATTGGTTATAACGGCATGCCATCTGGTTGGGATAATAATTGTGAAACAGAAGAATTTGGATTACATGAAGGATATTATTTAAAAACAAAACCGGAGGTATTACATGCTGAAACTAATGCAATTGCTAAACTGGCAAAATCTAATGAATCTGGTAACCAGGCTACTATGTTTATCACTCATTCCCCATGCTTGGAATGCGGTAAACTTATTTACCAAAGTGGTATTAACAGTGTTTATTATCGTAACTCTTATCGTAACGATGATGGAATTAATTTCCTGGAGAAAGCAGGAGTGAAAGTAGAAAAACTGTAAGGCAATAAATATAATCTGGATGGGAGGATTTTATGAGAATAAAGGTGTTCAATTGTCCAGACAAAGAATTTAAACCTTATATTGAGGATGCAGCACTCTTTTATGCTCAGGAATTAATAACCAATACTAGAATTCGAAATAATTGTTACACAACAATACGATTTGATGCTTCATTAAAAGAATATGGTTATGCTTCAATCGAAGAATATAATACTCAGAAGAATCCCAGACAATTTTTAATTGAAATACATCCTGGTATAGGTGTAAAAAATATATTATCGACACTTGCTCATGAAATGGTTCATGTGAAACAATATATAAATGGTGAAACTGATGACAAACTATCTATTTGGAGAGGCAAAAAAATAAATTCCGATGAAGTTGATTATTGGGATCATCCATGGGAATTAGATGCACATGGTCGAGAAGTCGGTTTATTCTACAAATATAGTGTTAAAAATTGTTTGTGGGAAGTATTTGAAGAATTTAAAAATCCAAACTTACCTATAGTTTCTACACCTATTAAGTGGAAGAAATAAAAAATACCTATATAATATACTAAAACCCCTAGTACCGAAAGGTCTAGGGGTTTTTTGTTGTATTTTTACAACACCAGTTGACAACACACAAAACCCGTTGTATACTGCGTTTTGTTCTTTAAAAATTTGTAGAGTCTTTTGGAAACGTGTCCGAGCGGTTTATGGAACTGGTCTTGAAAACCAGCGTGTCAGAAATGGCACCGTGAGTTCGAATCTCACCGTTTCCGCCATTAAAGGTGAGTTGGCTGAGTGGTCGAAAGCAGCAGTTTGCTAAACTGTCCTCCTCTTTAAACGGGAGCATAGGTTCGAATCCTATAC